CTGAATTGTTTTTTCTCCATTAATAGTAATTAATTTAAGACTCCCATTTCGACGATCTTTTAGATAGATACGGAGTGTTTATTAATAGGTTAACTAAAGAGTAATTTAATTAAGGTTTTAGTAATAAATCTATTTTAAAACATGATGCTTTGGTAGAATTTAGTTTTGAAAATAATGTGAAACACATATTATCTTTCAAGGCTAAAGGTAAGAAATATATCAAGCTATTAGAAATGCATTAGGTTCAATAAAAATTATAACAAACTGAGGAGTTAGCACCAGCTTTTAAATATGTAAGGACAGCTGCAGCTAAGGTGTTTAGAGGAACTAAAGACGATTTTTATTTTATGTTGAGATAAGCTTTTTAAAAATATAAATCTCTATAATCAACTCTGACTGATAAGATTGACCAATAAACATTGATCATATTAGGCTAACTGTCTCTTTAAAAGATGGGTATTTACTAATTAATCGATTTTACCAAAGATACTTCTCAAGTGGTTTATGTTCAATTAAGTGTACTTTTGAACCGTAAAAGCAATTATGTTAGAGAGCAAAAAGCTGTAAACGTAAAATTGCATAAGCGTATCGTACCTTATTGGAGTTAGTTGGATAAAATTAAATACGATAAATCATGTTCTATGTTAGGTATGTATGCTGGATAGAAATCTTTAATTTAGAGATTTGTGACCTTTTTATTTAATTTTGCTGATGCACTTGGATATAAATAATCTAATTAGTTGTTACCTATACGCCTACCAGTCGAAATAATATCTACTATGGCCAAAACTTAAGTTTAATCAGCCAATCTAGCATAAATATATGCAGAGAATAACATACCTGTATGTTAACCGTTAGATAGAATCGTAAGACACTGGGAAGGTATAAAACCTAACCCACAACCAGGTGTTACTAGATAATGTATAGAAGCATTATCTGTTGCCGGTTTCGATGTCAACAGTTAGACTAAGAATAAGTGTTAAAGCACTGGGGGAGGTCATGCAAATATAAGGTTCGTATCAGATTAAATGTTATCTAAAAATTTTTCTATAATGCAAACATGTAGGACTAACTTTACTATGATAGATATAGGGGCTAAGTATTCTAAGAACATCAAGATTATGTAATACATAGGTTAAAAGAACGGTGTCATTATATAATATATACCTATAAGACCTAATATAGAAGAGTATGATTAAAATTATCATCAATAGAATTAAATGTCTTATGATAAATTAGATTAAAATACTTTAACGCATGTGAATAAGGGAAGTTTACTTAAAATGCACTTGTAAGAAGTCGATTGGTGTGAATTTTAGCTTAACAGTAAAGTGTTTGTTTTAATGAATGATTGTCATTATTATTTTGATTCTAGCATGAGTTTGCCTTTCGACCATACTTTACTCATTAGCGGTATGAATTTCTGTCCTTATCTAGGAGAATATAAACTTCCTTTTAACGAGGGCAGCTTTATTATAGAATATTTTAAGGTTAAAGTAAAGTTAAGATGGCTCCTAAGAGTACTGGAAGAATGTATTCTCATTAGTATACTTACATAGACAATTTTGACACTACTGTAGATTTTGGATGGATAGCTTTCATTTAAAAATCCCAATATTTAAAAGCTCAC